CTCAAGCAGGAGAAGGAGTTGCAGCTTTATTAACACAAGCCGGACTAATAACTGGATTTAGTGCTTTACCTACAGGTGTAAGAATTAGATTAACAGCAGGTACAGTAACTCCAGTTAACACTGACGGAGGAGCAACTCGTAGAAATGGTGCTTTAGGAGCAAGAGGTAGAGTAACAGGTGTAATAACAGCGGGACAAAGTAAATTCTATGTTATTCGTTTAGCAAGTGGTACTATGATAGGATCAGTAGCTATGCAACCTGACGCCCAACATTATATTGTAACAACACAAACTGCATTCAGAATACCTAACGCTAATGCATTAATAGCTCAATTACAACAAAGAAACTTGGCGGAAGAAATGAAAGCACCTGTTATTCATATGCATGCTTTAACTAGACCACAAGAGTTAGAAGAAATCAAATATTTATTACAAACATTAAAAAAATGAAAAAATCAGATCTAAGACGTATTATCCAAGAAGAAATTCAAAAAGTATTATCTGAAGCTCCTTTAGAAGCTCCTACACGTGAAAAAGAAAAAATTAAAACAAAACCTTCTATAGAAGATGATGAATTTGGTATTCCTGAAATACTCCCTGAACCTCCAAAACAACAAGACGTAGCTAAAAAAATATCTGAAAAAATAGCTAAAAGATACACTGATATCCTTAAAAAGAAAAAGAATGCCTAATTACCAAGACATATTTGACTCTGAAACTTTAGCCAAACTAAATGCTAAATCAACTGAGAGTGCTCAAATTATGCTTGGGAATCAAACTCTTATGAGTGTTATGATGTCTTCCCAAAGACTACTAAATGAGATAATTTCAGCTGAATCATCTTATAAATCTCAATTAGAGCAATTAGCTATTGAAATAGTCAAAAATCATTATCCAACTTTAGTATCAGACAATATTAATATTGAAGCTAAGATAGTGAGTAATGTTACTCTTCAAGAAAATACACTTCAAGACAAAAAACGAAGAGTTGCTAACGCGTTAGCACAAGGAGCCTCAGTTAAAGAATTGTATAAAATATTCCAAAAAGAACGAGTAATACAAAAAATAAATTCTATTAATCCCTCATTATATGAAAAATATAACCAAATTATGAATAATACATTTGGTGTATATAATAATGATCAAGCTATTAATATGATGTTAGCAGCTATAGCTTCAGGTCATAGTTCTATAGGAGGCTCTTCACAAATTGTTACTGAAGCTTTAGGGATTAAAGCTACTGCTCTCTGTTTTCCAATGTTGGTCCATGAAATTTTAAAAGGATATTGGAGCATAATAGCACAATCTGGTCTCTCAGGTAGTGAGGAAGAAAAATTAGCTACTATAAGTAGAGTAGATAAATTAGAAAATGAACCATTAGACATTCGTTATGGACCTATAATCTTTAGTAAACTAGAGACAATATACAATGCATTTACTCCTTCAGATATTGATCCAAGAACATTTGTTCTTTTTTACATATCTGTTCTTAAATTAGAACCTGAGGAAAAATTTTTCTCATTTATAGGTAATATTGTAGCAGATAGACCATTAAGTGAAGAACAAATAGTTTGGATTGAAGACAAATTAGAAAGAATGCAAGGTTATTTACAAAGAAAAGATTCAGGAGACCAATTAAGACAATTAGGGATTAATGAATCTACTAAATTAACTAATTTATATAAACTTATTAAAGAGGAATCAACTCAATACAATATTGAAGGATACCTTTACACTAATACAGAAGAACGCCCTCAAAAAGACATCTTATCTGATATTAGAGCTATAGCTGGTATTACAATTGTATCTTCTAAAGACATAAACCCAGAAGACACTGCTTTTAGTAACCCAAATTATGGTACTATTTTAAAAATAAAAGTAGATCCACATCCATTCCCAACTGGATTTTCAGATGATGATTTACAAAACATGTTTAAAGATATTAGAGCAGTTAAAGGTGTAAGAAACTTTAAATTAAATAAACCAGTAGAAAAGAAAACAGTTTAATAAACCCCAACATATTTATAAACAAAACTTAAAAATGAATAAAGTAGAAAAATTACGTTCCCTTATAAGAGAGTCAGTTAAAGACCATATTAAAGAAATTGAAGCTGTAGCTGAAGCTGCTGCTATGGAAGCTAGATTAGCTGAATATGATAAAGCTATCAAAACTTGTGAAGACAAAATTACTAAAGCTGAAAACTTAGAAGAAGTTAAAGAGTTAGTAGATGAAGGTAAACTTAATGAGCTTAAAAAGAAATTAAAAGATCTTAAGAAAACTAAAGAAAAGCTTGAAAAGCAAAAAGCTAAGAAAAAAGGTAAAGAAGTAACCACTGATGCTGAAACAGATAAAGAAGAATCTGTTGATGAAACAGTAGATGCAATGGATGAAACATATGTTGAAGAAACATATAATATGGATAAAATGGGTATGAAAGATGAATCTTTAAATGAATCATTCCTTAAAATGCAAAAATTAGCAGGTGTCATTACAGAGTCTCAATATAATCAAAAAAGAAGATTAGTTGAAAACTACACCCCACCAGCATACGAGGCCATCAATGATCTGATGGATTATATAAAACAAAGCACAGGAGTAAGTGGGAATATTAAACCATACCGCTCAATTTCATGGTTACCTAGTGTATCAGACACAGATGGAGATATGGATATGTTAACTTACAAAAAAGGAAAACAAGAAATAGCAATTGGAGTTGACGATGTATATCAAGATCAATATGATGAGAACTCTAATGTATGGGTGATAAATTCAAATGACTCTAGTCTTGATTTTGGAGAGCATATGACCTTTGATGAAGCAGTAAAAGCTGTTTCTGGATGGTTAAAATCATCTTCATCAAATCAGAGTAATTATGGGATGGATGATCAAGATATGCTCCGTAATTTAGGATGGAACGCTTAAAATATATAGACTGATTCATAGCCGGTCGCTTTAACTAAAAACTAAAAATGGAGCTGTGGCCCAATCAAATGATTGGGCCTTCTCTATCCTTAGTTTGGCTTTAAAAATAAATTTATTATATTATATTAAACAATGAGAAGAATGAATAAAAAAATAGTTATTGTAGGCGCAGGAGTAGCTGGTATAAATGCAGCTACTACACTTGTCGATAAAGGTTATCCAGGTGAACTTATCACCATTATAGACAAAGGTAATGACCCGTTTAAACGTAAACCTGAGGAGGTGATGACAGGTATGTTAGGTGCGGGAGGGTGGAGTGATGGTAAATTAACTTACCATACTGCAATTGGAGGTCAATTATCAAAATATTGTGGTGAAGAAAAAGCAATGAAATTGATGGATCAAGTTATTAATAACTTTAGACGATTCCATCCTAAACCAGAAGAAATATTTTGTTCTGATCCACAAGAAGAACCTGATTTTATCAAACCACACTTTGGATTAAGATTATTCCCAGTATGGCATATTGGTTCAAATTATCTACATGAGATTGCTATCAATTGGTATACTTATTTAGTTGATAGAGGTGTGAAATTTGAGTGGGAGACTGAAGTAGATGATATTGATTTTAATCATAGTACACTTTATACTCATAATACTACATTAAAATACGATAAACTTATTTTTGCAGTAGGTAAATCAGGTATTGATTTTGCTCAACAACTATCAAATGATTATAATCTACCAACAGAACCAAAATCAGTGCAAATTGGAGTCCGTTTTGAAGCACCACAAAAATACTTCCAAAAACTAATCGATATCAGCTATGATTTTAAACTATATCAAAAGTTTGATAATGTATCATTACGCTCATTCTGTACTAATAATAACGCGGCTTATGTAGCAGTAGAGGAAACATATGGTGATATTACTTATAATGGTCATGCTAAGAAAGGTGAGGAGTTTAGAAATGATATGACTAATTTTGGTATCTTAATGGAGATTAAAGGTATTGAAAATCCATTTGAATGGTCAAGAGAAGTAGTAAATAAACTACAGGTGGATGGAAAAGGATTATATTATTCACCAAATAAAACACGTACACCAGGTATAACATCAGAAGGTAATACTGTATCAGCATATCAAATATCTAGTTTAGAAGTATTTTATGAAGTACTAGGACAATATGCTACATACATTGGTACTTTTATTGAACAAATGAATGAAGTATTTCAATTTGGTGATGATTGGGGAATGTATATACCAGAGGTAAAATATTTGTCTCCTGAACCATTAGTAAATTATATGGATTTATCATTAGTAGAACATGAAAATGTTTATTTTGTAGGAGATGCTTTAAGTGCTCGTGGTATCACAGTATCAGGTGCTCATGGTATTTATGTAGCTGAGAGTTTACTATAAACACTATTCAGCATATTTTTAAAGTGAAAGCTTGGCCTCGCCAGGCTTTCTTGTTATATTTAAATATAAATAATTAAAATATGTCAGCAGTACACGACGATCTTAGTAAGATTGGTAAGTTACTAATGTTTAAAGAACCGTTTTATGGTGTGTTTTTATCTACTCTTAACAAAGTAGTACGTAAAGATGTCCCAACAGCCGGTGTTTGTAAAAACAATATTAACTATCAATTAGCAGTTAATGAAGAATTTTGGAATTCTTTAAAAGGAGACAATCAAAAAATCGGTCTTTTGAAACATGAATTGTTACATATATGTTTCAATCACTTAGAAGACAGAGATAGATTTGATGATCATGAACTTCACAATGTAGCAGCAGATATTGAAATCAATCAATACATTGAACCTGCATTTCACCCAACAGATGATATTCTCCTACCATCATCATTTCCAGAGTTAAATTTACCTCTTAAAGCCGGTACAAGAGTATATTATGATCTGTTAAAACAAGCACAGAAAAATGGTACTAGTCCTAAACTAGATGCTTTAATGAATGCTTTAAAAGGAGGAGATGGACTACATCCAACATGGAAAGAATTTGAAAGTTTAACTGATGCTGAAAAGAAATTAGTTGCTAATCAGATTAAACATCAAATTAAAGAAATTGTAGAATCTAATAAAGACCGTTCAAGAGGATTTGTTCCGTCTGAGTTAGAGTCATTTATTAATAGTTTGTTTGAAGTAGTGCCACCTTCATATGATTGGAAAGCATATTTTAGACGTTTCTTTGGTACTTCAAATAAAACTTATACTAAGAAAACACGTAGAAAACTAAATAAACGTTTCTCAGAAAATCCAGCGTTAAAGATTAAAACTAAAAAACATGTTTTAGTCGGAATAGATACATCAGGTTCTGTTAGTGATGCAGATTTAGTTGAGTTTTTCAATGAAATATATCATATGTGGAAAACAGGTATCAAAATTACTATTGCTGAATGTGACGCTGCTATTCATAGAACATGGGAGTATGATGGTAAGATGCCTGAAGCAGTTAGAGGTAGAGGTGGTACAGATATGAATCCAATTATTGAGTATTTTAATGAACAGCGTCATTATAGCAGTTTGATTATTTTAACTGATGGTTTTATTGGAGAACGTAATGTTCGTTCATATAAACCAACAATGATGGTGTTGTGTAAAGCTGGAGCAGATATGGAAACAGTAAAACAAAGTTGGGGTCATACAATCAAAATTCAATACTAGTTTGGCTCTTCAAAAATTAAATATTATATTAATAAAAAATAAATAGGTTATAAAAATGGCAAAAACAAAATCAACAAGCAAAAGTAATGCTTCACGTCAAGTAGATTTGAATGTTAAAGAAGCAAAAGAATTTCTAAAACACATTATTAAAAACAACCGTTACTTACAAGAAGGAGGCAAACCACCTGTAGCAGTTGAAGTAGTTGGTGATTCAGGTATTGGTAAAACATCAACTATTGTTCAGTTAGCTAAAGAATTAGATTTGAACTTTGTTAAGTTGAACTTAGCACAAATTGAGGAATTAGGTGACTTAGTAGGATTTCCAATTCGCCAGTTCGAAATGAAGAATGATGAGACTATTCGTTGGATAGATGAACATGCTATGGAAGAGTATACACGACTTGGTTATCGTTCTACTGGTTTAAATCGAATGAGTTACTGTCCACCTGAATGGATTAGTGGTAAATCAAGTGGTGGTATTTTGCTTTTGGATGACTGGAATCGCGCTGATATTCGTTTCATTCAAGCTGTAATGGAATTGATTGACCGCCAACAATATATTAGTTGGGAACTACCAAAAGATTGGCATATCATTCTTACAAGTAATCCTGATAACGGTGAGTATTTAGTAAATAGTATTGACAACGCTCAAAAAACACGATTCATCTCAACTAATTTGAAATTTGATATTAATTGTTGGAGTGAGTGGGCTGAGAATGCTCAAGTAGATAGTCGTTGTATTAACTTCTTGTTGAAACATCCAGAACTAGTTACTACAAATACCAACTCAAGAAGTATTACTACATTCTTCAATTCAATTTCATCACTTGAATCGTTTGAAAATACATTACCTTTAATTCAAATGATTGGTGAAGGTAGTGTTGGTGGTGAATTCTCAACATTGTTCACAATGTTTATTAATAATCGTTTAGATAAGATTATTTCACCACAATCAATTTTAACTCATGAAAATGAGGATTATGTACTTAATCAATTAAAGAGTACAATTGGTAAAGATGATAAATATAGAGCAGATTTAGCATCAATCATCTCACAACGTATTATAAACTATAGTTTATTCTATGCTAAACATAACAAAATTGAAAAACCAGTTATTGATCGTTTAGCATTATTGATGAATGAAGATTTGTTCGCTGTGGATTTGAAATACAAAATTGTAAAAGAAATCTACAATGGTGACTCAGCTAATTTCAAATCATTGATGCTAAATAAAACACTATTGAAATTCTTAACTAAATAATTATGGAAGATATAGTTAAACAACTGATTGATAAACAAGTATCTTTTACTAGTTTGACATTTCATGTTAACATTAATAGCAAAAGTAATACTGTTGCTTTTTTTAGTAAAACTTGGTACGAAAGAAAACAACCACTATTTATACCACAAAGCGTAGCTCTTGAATATCAAGAGTTACGTGATAGGTGGAAAGATAATACTTTAAAAACTAACACTAAAGTATATTCTACTCAATTATCTCAATTACCTCCTTTTAAATTAAAGAATTATATTGAAGAAAATAAATTAAATATTTCTTTTGGACGTAAATGGAAGGAATTAGATACTGTAGTTATTGGTAATAGTTTTATTGATGAAATATTTAATGCTAAAAATGCTCTAACAGACCAATACTATCCAATTCCTACAGCGGTTCTAAAGAAAAACTTTAGCAAATATATGCCTAAAGGAAATAGTAGGTGGGATTCAGTTAATGAAGAATATGTTTTAGTTAAATCAGATAATTTAGAGAAAGCAATTCAGCATGATCCTAATTTTAGTGGTTTAAAACTTAGATATCAACCTATTAATGGCGCTGTAATATTTAATAATCATGGTAATACTAAAGCATTCTCTCAATATGGATTCTTTATGAATTTACCTCAACATATTCGAGATTGGGATATAGAAGTAGTGTATGATGATTTACTTGGAAACGAAGTAAATAAAGGTATGACTTTAGATATTGATATATTTTCAAGTATGTTAAACATGATTGATAGTAATGATATTGAAAATATGAATATGGTCAAAGAAATTATGGCTAATTCAGAATATGAAGCTTCAGAACCATATCTTTCTTATATCTTTAATGTTCATCCTAAATTAAGAATAATTAATGGTAATAACAATTATAAATTTTTAATTAAAAAATTAAATAAATTCAAAGTATACACGCGTTATGATAGATGCACTATTGATGAAATACTTATTGGTTTAAATAAAGTTGCTCCTCAATATAGTGAAACTTATGCTCAATGTTTAAAAGTTCATCTTAATCATATGATGGGAAGAGAAGTAATTAAAGAAATAACAGTATAATAATATTTATGACAAATAGATCTCATAAATGGCAAAAATAGTACTTTTAAGTTGCACTAAATCAAAATTAGATCATACGGCTCCTGCACAGGAGCTGTATTCTGCTTCTCCAATGTTCCAGAAAACTTTAGAGTACGGAAAGAAATTAAAACCAGATAAGATGTTTATCCTATCTGCTAAACATCACTTAGTACCTTTAACTAAAGAGTTAGCTCCTTATGACAAAACTCTTAAAGAAATGCCTAAAGATGAAAAAGAAAAATGGGGTGAAGAAACAGTAAAGCAGATGAAATCAGCTGGTATAAACCCAGAAAAAGATAAATTCATATTCCTCACTGGTAGCGAGTATATGAAGCCGTTAGCCAACTATATTCCAGAAAATAACATGGAAAAACCAATGGAGGGAAAACGATTTGGACAACGTTTAAAATGGTTAAATAGCCAGTTAAGTGAAATATTTACTAAATTAAAAAATATCATATATGAAGCTCTCAAAAGATAAAATAAACGAGTGGATTCAGTTGTACTTGAATGATTTAGAAGATTATGGTGATAGTAGTGCTGATTTTATAATAGCAGAACACACACTTCATAGTTTTCATAAACTTTTAGTTGAATCTAATCAAGATGTTTCAATAATGTTGCGTGAAGCTATTGCAAAGTCAAGCAAAGAACAACGAGAAGTATACGAAAATTTCTTAGAGTATTTAGAAAATGTATAACCTTTGTTTGGCTCTCCAGAATTTTGATGTTATATTTAGATATAAAATAAAAACATATGAGTAACACGTACAGAATGTCAGTAGACCCAACATTACAAACAAAGAAATTTACATCAACTGATGGAACAGTTCGTTATCTGAAGGATGGAAAATTACATAACTGGGAAGGACCAGCTTTGATTCATCCAGATGGAAAAGAGGAGTATTTTATCAATGGTACCTCACACACTAAGGATAGTCATCACAAAGCAAAACGTGATGGTATTGGATTACCATGGTATAAGAGTGGAGTTGCTAAACAGCGATTCTAATTTTTTTTAGATATTTATACATAAATAAACATACTAAAATAATGAATAAAGAATTCTATAAAATGCAAAAAACTGCTGGTTTAATCACAGAATCAGAATATAAAGAAAAAGTTAAAAATTTAAATGAAGTAGTTGGAACTGCTCTTGCTCTTGGAGCTTTAGTAGCGGGAGCAGTAGCTGGAGGGAAAAAAGTTATTAAATGGGCTAAAAACCAAGATTTAAAAAAGAATTTAAAACCAACAGGTGAAGTAAAAACTGGAGAAAATGGAGTTACATTAACCAAATACAAAAATGAAAAAGATGGAGAAGAATATTGGGGTGTGACTATAGGAGACAGAACCAAAGATCAAGGTTATCAATCACAAAATGTTTTACTTTTTAATGCTAATGACCCAGCTAGAATCGATAAAATTCTTAATACAGATCTAAAATTTGACACTTCAGATGAAGCACAAATGTCTGATGATTATGAAAAAATGTTTGGACAATTTAAAGCTGATAAAGTAATGACTGGTAAATATGATACTCAACAAGTAAATGAGAATACAGAAGATTTAAGTAATAAACTAGAAAAAGCATTAGAAGATTTTAGTGGAAATGATGTTGCTTTAGAAACTGATGTTAATGGTATTAATGTAAGTATATTCAACTTCAAAAAGGAAATTTTATCAATTATTAAAACTGTTCTTGAAAATTCTTCATATATGATAGATAAAAATAGTATAGAGAAATATCCTGAATTGCTTTCATTTAAAATTATTAAAAAATAATCTCTAAAAACATATTTTAAATTAGGCTTGCATTAGCAAGCCTTTTTTATTATATTATAAATAAAACAATTTATGAAGATAGGATTTTGTGGGACAATGAGTGTTGGTAAAACAACATTAGTTAATGCTTTAAAAGAATTACCTGAATTTAAAGATTATTTCTTTGCTACTGAACGTAGTAAATATTTACGTGATTTAGGTATTCCATTAAATACTGATAGTACATTAAAAGGTCAAACAATATTCTTAGCTGAGCGTTGTTCTGAATTATTAAGAGAGAATGTTATAACTGATAGAACAATTATTGATGTGATGGCTTTTGCTCACTGTGCTGAGTCAATTGAAAGTGATGAAAAAGAAGAATTTATCAATTATGCTTCTGTCTTTATTCCTGAATATGACTATATATTCTATGTAGCACCTACTGGGGTTAAAATCGAAGACAATGGCGTTCGTACAACTGATGCTGATTATCGTAACTTAATTGATTTAACCATCAGACATACTTGTAAAGAAGCCCTTCCATATATTACTAATTTTGGTATAATATCAGGTACTACAGAACAAAGAATAGAACAAGTTAAATTTTATTTAGGACTTTGATATTTATAATCAAAAATCTAAATACAAATGAAACTATCAGAATTAAAAAAACAAATAGAAGATGCTATTGTTGAAATCTTAGATGAAGGAGAAACAGTGGCATGGGGATCAAGTAATAAAAATCAAGCCAAACAAAATATTGAAAAATCTAAGCTTGGGGCTGAAGCAAAAAAAGAAGCAAAAAAAGAAATAGATGACAATCCATCAGGTATAATATCAAATGTTCCAACAAATGAAGCTGAAGATGAAGACGAAGAATTTGATACTTTAGATGATACCGCTTCTGATAAGGAATCTAATAAATCTGCTAAAGAAGAAGAAAAGAAAAATAAAAAAATTAATAAAAAAAGAGACGAAATTATAGCTGCTTATCAAAAAATAGCTGGTGATGTGAAAGCAAAAGCTAAAGCAGCCAATAGTGGTGATAAAGAAGCTAAAGCTTGGATAGAGCGACACCAAGACATTATAAAAGCCTATAGAAAATTACAAAAAGTAAATTGATTAATTTAAAAGGGTTTTATGAGTCAAGATATAAAACAAATTATTAGGGATGAATATATGAAATGTGCCCAAGACCCAGCACATTTTATGAAAAAGTATTGCTACATTCAACACCCAACAAGAGGTAGAATACCTTTTAATCTATACCCATTCCAAGAAAAAGTACTACGTTTATGGAGAGATAATCCATATGATATAGTACTTAAATCTCGACAATTAGGTATCTCTACCCTAGTAGCAGGATACTCATTATGGTTAATGATATTCCAAAAGGATAAAAACGTACTTTGTATCGCTACAAAACAGGATACAGCTAAGAACATGGTAACAAAAGTTAAATTCATGTTCGAGAATCTTCCTTCATGGCTAAAAATACCAGCTGAAGAAAATAATAAATTAACTTTACGACTAAATAATGGTTCTCAAGTTAAAGCAGTTTCAGCAGCAGGTGATGCAGGTCGTTCAGAAGCAGTATCACTTCTTATTATAGATGAGGCAGCGTTCATTGATGGTGTAGAAGAAATATGGGCATCAGCTCAACAAACCTTAGCAACTGGTGGTGGAGCAATTGTATTATCTACTCCATATGGTACAGGTAACTGGTTTCATAAAACATGGGTTAAAGCAGAATCAGGAATAGTTGAAGAAGGAGTACCTAGTTTCTTACCAATCAAATTACCGTGGTATGTTCATCCTGAACGAGATGAGAAATGGAGAAAAGCTCAAGATGGATTACTTGGTGATCCTAGATTAGCGGCTCAAGAATGTGATTGTGACTTTAATACCTCAGGTGATACAGTATTTTTTAGTGAACAAATAGAATTTATTTCTAAAACAACTATTAAAGATCCCTTGGAGAAGCGAGGAATTGATCGTAACTTATGGGTATGGGAAATGGCAGATTATACTCGTAGTTATATGGTTGTTGCCGATGTAGCTCGAGGTGATAGTAAAGACTTTTCTGCTTGTCATGTTATAGATATAGAATCAAATACACAAGTAGCTGAGTATAGAGGTCAATTGCCACCACGTGAATTTGGTTATTTTCTTTGTGGTTTAGCCACTGAATATAATAACGCTATGTTGGTAGTAGAAAATGCTAATATAGGTTGGTCAACAATTGAAGCAATACAAGAAAGAGAATATAAAAATTTATATTATTCTACAAAAAGTGACACGTTAACAGCTGAAAACTATCTAGATAGAGCGGATGATCCATCAAAAATGGTCCCAGGCTTTACAATGTCTTTAAGAACAAGACCACTTGTAATTAATAAATTTAGAGAGTATGTAGGAGATAGAAGTGTAACAATTCAATCCAAACGATTACTTGAAGAAATGAGAGTATTTATGTGGAAAAATGGTAGAGCAGAGGCTCAATCAGGTTATAATGATGATTTAGTTATGAGTATTGCTACAGCAATGTATGTTAGAGACACAGCTTTAAAATTCAAATCACAAAATCTAGACTTAGCTAGAGCCGCTATCAACAACATAACAGTAGTTAGATCAGGATTTGCAACTTCTCCATTCTCACAAAAATATGATAATCCATATCGTATGGATATTAATGGGCAAAATGAGAGTTTAGACTGGTTATTATGATATTTATAAATAAATTAAATTAAAATGGCGGATACAAGTGTATTTTCGAGATTACAGAAATTATTTTCAACGGATGTTATAATTCGTAATGCTGGTGGTAACCAGTTAAAAGTAATGGATGTTAATAGTATTCAATCAACAGGTGAATTTAAAACAAATGCATTAGTAGATAGATATAATCGTGTTTATTCAAGTAATACAACCTCACTTTATGGTTCTCAATTAAATCTAAACTGGAGATACTTACGTACTCAAGTTTACTCAGATTATGATGCTATGGATACAGACGCTATTGTAGCCTCTGCCTTAGACATTATAGCAGATGAGAGTACTTTAAAAAATGATATGGGAGAGGTACTTCAAATTAGAAGTAGTGATGAAGATACTCAAAAGATTCTTTATAATCTATTCTATGATGTGTTAAATATTGAATTCAATCTATGGTCTTGGATTCGTCAAATGTGTAAATATGGAGACTTTTTCTTAAAATTAGAAATTGCTGAAAAATTTGGTGTATATAATGTTATACCATATACTGCTTACCACATAGCAAGAGAAGAAGGTATTGATCCTAGAAATCCAGCTGAAGTAAGATATAAATACAGTCCCGATGGTTACAGTTCAGGTGTGACAGGTGGATATGGTGGTGTGAATGCAGCTTCAACTTATAGTAAAGAAAAACAAGCAGGAACAATCTATTTTGACAACTATGAAATGGCTCATTTTAGATTAATTACTGATGTTAACTATTTACCTTATGGTCGTTCTTATTTAGAACCAGCACGTAAATTATTTAAACAATACATCTTAATGGAAGATGCTATGTTGATTCATCGTATTGTTCGTGCCCCAGAAAAACGTATTTTCTATATTAATGTAGGTTCAATTCCACCAAATGAGGTAGAAAACTTCATGCAGAAGACTATCTCAACAATGAAAAGAACTCCATATATTGACCCACAAACAGGTGAATATAACTTAAAATATAATTTACAAAACTCATTAGAAGATTTTTATATCCCAGTTAGAGGTAATGATACAGCTACTAAAATTGAACCAACTAAAGGTTTAGATTATACAGCTATTGATGATGTAATTTATTTAAGAGATAAACTATTTGCCGCTTTAAAAGTACCTAAAGCATTCATGGGATATGAAAAAGACTTAACAGGTAAAGCAACTTTAGCAGCTGAAGATATTCGTTTTGCTCGTACAATTGACAGAATTCAAAGAATTATTTTGTCAGAATTAAATAAAATTGCTTTAGTTCACTTGTATACTCAAGGATATAGAAACGAACAATTAACTAATTTTGATCTATCATTAACTACTCCTTCTATCATATATGATCAAGAAAGAATAGCATTAATGAAGGAAAAAGTTGAATTAGCTCGTAGTATTATTGAGACTAAAATATTACCTACAGATTGGGTTTATGATAATATATTCCACTTAAGTGAAGATCAATTTGATGAATATAGAGCATTAATTGCTGAAGACCAAAAACGTACTTTCAGATTTAAACAAATTGAAAATGAAGGTAATGATCCACTTGAATCAGGTAAATCATATGGTACACCTCATGATTTAGCATCATTATATGGAACAGGAAGAAATGGAATGGGTGTTCCTGATGGATATGATAAAGACGCTCCTTTAGGTAGACCTGAAGAAAAAGCATCAAATATTAATACTCAAGGAAATGCTTTTGGTAGAGACAGATTAGGTACTCATGATATGAAAGTAGATGATACTGAAGGTCCTGGTATTAGACCTAACTATAAAGGTGGTTCACCACTAGCAATGGAAAGTGCTAGAAAAAATTCGCGATTACTTGAATCATTAGAAAAAAACTTAGTATTTAAAAAAGACGATTCTTCGCTTTTAGATGAATCTCAGATACGCGAATAACATTTTCATATATATTTATAGACAAAATAATAACTAGGAATGAATATAAAACATTCAAAGTATAAAAATACTGGTATCCTTTTTGAATTGTTAGTTAGACAAATTACAGCTGATACATTATCAGGTAATGACTCACCAGCAACTAATATTCTTAAGAAGTATTTTACTAAAACAGAATTAGGTAGAGAATATAAAATTTACGAAAGTTTCTTTAAAAATACTAATGTTAGTGATACTAGAGCAGATATGGTGATAAGTACTCTTATAGAGAGTTCTAAACAATTAAACCGATCTTCTTTAAAAAGACAAAAGTATAATTTAATTAAAGAAATTAAAGAACACTATAATCTAGAGGATTTCTTTAAAGTAAAATTACCTAACTATAAGGCTCAAGCAGCATTATTTACATTACTAGAAGTTTATAATAGTGATAATTTATCTAACCCAGATCAGATTATTGAAAATAAAACTGCTCTTTTAGAGTATTTAACATCTAAAAATGTAAATAAAAAAGAAGTTAAAGAAACAATTCTAGAAGAATTTAAAAATCAAGATAAAGATATTCGTGTATTAACATACAGAGTATTACTTGAAAAATTCAATGACAAGTACGCTGATTTAAATAATAATCAGAAGAATGTTCTAAAAGAATTTATTAACGGTGTTGATAGTACTCCTAAACTAAAAGAATTCTACAACACTAAAATAAATGAAATTAAAACTCATTTAAATAAACTTAATAAATCTGTTACTGATCAAGCAATCCAAATTAAGATAAAAGAAGTAATTAATATATTACCTAATTTAGGCAAGATGGATAAAGTTAATGATGATCATTTAATTAATCTTCTTCAATACTATCAATTAGTAGAAGAATTAGAATCAGTAAAATGAATAACCGTTTAAAAGAAATAATTCGTAAACAATTAGAAGAAGAAAGCG